AAACACCGTCAAAACCCCCAGTTGCTCGCCGTTCCATTTGGCATGCGTGCCGTCCTGAACGTCGAAAATGCCGCTTGTGCGTTCCAGCTCTGTGGCGATCCCCGCCTGGAGATCCTCCCTGACTGGACTCGCGAACCACGAAGACCACGCCGACTCGAAGTCGAACGCAGTCTCCTCGCTCACGACCCCATGCGCTCCTTAGCCAGAGTCTTCACGGCCGACAGCAACGCTGCAGCGGCAGCTATCAGGGCCGTGCGGATGGTGGAGCTTTGACCGATGACGATGACGGCTGCAAAAGCCTGGACAGCGGTCCACGCTGCCCTCTCGCCCCAGGATCCCCACGAAAACTTTGATGATGTAGTCACTTGGTCTTCTTTCCGCGGCCGGCCTTGGAATAGGCGATGGCCGCTGCTTGATCTTTCGGGTAGCCCTCGCCGATCAGCTTGCCGATGTTGTGTGACACCGTCGCACGGGTAGATCCGCGTTTGAGCGGCATGCTAGTAGCGGGGCTTCGGGCGCTTCCTGCCCTTTGCGCCCATTGTCAGTCCCGCAGGGCCTTGCGTGCCGACTCCCTGGACGGACCAGGAGGAGGTCGGAAAATGGACCCTGACTTGACTGTGGTGACAAGCACCTGAGCGGCCTTCACCAGGCGTGGCGTTGAACCATCCCTCATGGTGTCCTACTTTCCGAACGGTCGGCCACCATGGGCGGCGTTGCCGAGCTTGGTCTCACGCAGGTACGCAGCGGCCTTCTTCGCCTTCTGCGACATGTCCCACATGTTGAACGAAGACGTTGAGTTGTAGGGCTGGTCGTTCTGACTGCCGAACGTCTCCTCGAATGTGCCGTAACCTTCACCTTTGGGCATTGAAAGTACCTCCTACAAGAGGAACAGAGCGTCCCACGTCGAACCGTCAATAGCGCCGTTGGGGCGCAGGAACCCCAAAGACCGTTGAAAACTTTTCACCGCGGCCTTCGTCTTCGGCCCGAACACCCCGTCGATGCCGCCAGGGTCATGCCCACGGGCCTTCAGCCGGCTTTGCGCCAACTGCACCAACTGGCCCCTCGACCGGCGACGCCTCGACAGCGGGGTGTCGTCCAACCCGTTGCCCAGATCCCGCAGGTACCGTGCAATGCCCTCAAAATCGATGCCTGATGGGTTGCCCTCATAGACGACACACCCGTTCTTCAACCATGCGTACAGCTCCGACCCTGGGCAGCTCGTCGCAGCCAGATCCCTATGCCCTTTCAACCATACCCTCCCCCCGTAGCGGCCCTGGATGTCTTCGATGACTTCAGTGATGCTTATGAGGGCGACCTCAGGGGGCTTCGTGCCCCCGTAGCCTGTGTAACAGATACTCTCTGTTTTGTGGTTGTAATGCTTGGTGGCGCCCGAAACGATCCCTGGGCCGCGCCCCTCGTAAATCACTCCGCGTTCGTCAACGAGCCAGTTGTAGGCAATCGCATTCCAACCCCGAGTGTCCATGTGGTACCGCTCGTAGGCTCGAACCGCGACCACGCCTTCAGGTGGGTTCGCGACGCCAGAGTGATGAACGACTATTCCCACGATACGGGAAGGCCGCAGCCGAGTAAACGGTCGCTTCGGCGGTCTGGCATGCCATTCGTCGCGTGAGATGAAGTCCATCAACCTAACCTGCTTTCGTCCCAGCAAGCCTAGACGTTGCGGACCTCAATATCGATCATGCGTTTCATGTCGTCCGACAACTCACGCTGCATGCGGATCAACTGGTTGCGCTGCTCCTCAGGCGTGTTCGCCCGCAGACCCCCACCGAACATCGTCGACATGAACGTCGTCAGCCAACGCTTCTCATACTTCTCCTCGCCAGGGATGAGGCGACGCAGCCGACCCATGAACGGCATCATCTGATCCAAGACGTACAGGTCTGAATCGGTCATCTTCCATTCGCCCTTGCGGTTCTTCTCCGCCTTCCCCAAACCACCGAGGATCGGCATCAACCCTGGGATGTTCGCATACGACGGTGGCACATTCTGGAAGCGACCCTTCAACGGCAGGTCAGCGAAGAACTGCTTGCCGGCCCACAGCTCGATAGGCAACTTCGCATACGGGAATGCTGCTTCGGCGAACGCCCTGGTTGCCATGTCCAACGGCTTGAGACCAGTGATCGGTCGGTCATCGGACTTCATCCAACGGTTCAGATCCTTGAACGGCATGTCAGGCAGGACGTAGAGCTGTGACCCGTCCATCCTCCACGGCAAACGGATACCCAGGTTCTCCATGAAGTAGTCGGGCACGACCCCTTCGGCCTCGCTGGCGTACTCCAGCTCGCCCTTGATCTGCCGCAACCTCGACCAGGCAGCAGGCCGATTCCCAATCGATTCGATCAGCACCGGCAGGATATTCTTCTGCCACTTCCAGAAAGGAATCACCATCTTGATCTTTGCTTCAGTTGGTGTCAGCTCGCTGTAATCGAAATGGAACTTCCTGATCGCCTTCCACGCCTCATCAATGGTGCCGCCGTGTTCCATGATGTGACGCCCTGCCGTCATACGCACCATGAACTCGGCGTCAGTGTTCGCTGCCCGCACCGCCCTGAACGGCCAGAAATGCGCCCGCAACGGATTCCACGTCCCTGTGGCCGCCAAACCGGCCTTCTCCGCCACCTCTATCTGGGCCTGACCTCCGCCAGCAATCCCTGCCCGCTCTATCTCATTGAAGATCCGCCAATCCCGATCAGTGGCATTACGAAACACGCCGCGCACCCCAGCGAGCTTGATCGGCTGACCTGTCTCAACCGTCTTCCATGCCAGATAGGCGCTGCCAGATCCGAGGTGGCCGGCCACCGGCCGGTCCACCACGATGTTGCGGGCTTTCGCCGTGTCCTCAAGATGCCGCAGGTACTTCTGGTCCTTCGCAGCGTCAATGGACGACTTCATCGCCATGCGTCGCATCGCTGAAGTCTTCATGTGCTGACCCATCTCAACACCCAGGATCTGAGAGTTGATCCACGTCGCACCCATGATGTTACGAATCACAAACCCTGGGGTGGCAACCGCCTGTGCCTTCCAATAGTTCAACAACGACCGGTACCCCTTCGTCCAGTCGGCCATCGCGCTGGCACTGTTGAGTTTCGCAGCAGCCAGTGTCGCCGAAGCGAACAGGTCAGCGGACTCCTTCATGTTGACCGCCGAATAGCCCTTCAACCATGGCCCCGTCAACTGGTTCGACAGGGCCTCGTTGTACGCATGCTGGAAGCCCTGCATGGTGCGTTCCTGGTTGAGTGCCCGCAACGCATCCTCCTGGCTGTCCATGGCCGAGATGCGCCGGCCAAGCTCTGTTGACCGTCGGGCACGGTTCATTTCCAGTTCGAGTTCCATCGCCTGCTCTTTGGCGGACTGTAGGTACTTCTGCTGGTTGAACAAATCGTCAGGAGTCAACACTTCCCTCTGGGCGATCTCCGATGCTTCGACAAGCCCACGCTCCAGGTCTGGTGCGATGGCCTGCCACTTCTCCGCTGCCGCCTTGGCTTCCTCCAACGCTTCGCCGTACAAGCGGGCGTGACCCAGGGTGCCCGCCTCGGCCGTAGCGACCTTCTCAGCGATGTACGCAAGATCAGGCAGATCCCCCGCAGCAATCTGGGCGCTGACCGCCCGCAGAAAATCATCATCGGACGCATGTAGATACACCGTCGACCCCGTCAGATTGTCAAGATCAACCCACTCCGAATACTTCTTGGCCCACACCTTCATCTCGGGAAGAATCGAAGATGGAATCGTCCCAGTCTCCAACGTCTTGACGAGCTGCTGTCCCGCCCTGACGGTCCTGTCGTTCAACGCAGCCCGAGCCATCAAACCATTCATCTGAGCCAACGCAGACTCCATGACCGTGATGTTGCGGTTCACGGCCTGCAACTCTGCGTAACCCCTGGTGCCGGCCTGCTTCGCCGCAGCATCCACGCCGGCCACCAACTGCCGCAGACGCGCCACCTCAATACCGATCTCGTCGGCGAACCCGCCGTACTGCTCCATGACCCGCGCCCACCTCTCGGTGGGCAGCGGTGTGAGCGAATCGAGGCTCTTGATTGCTCTCTGGAGTTCCTTCGGCAACCATGTCGCCTTCCCCGAGGTGAGACCCGCGACGGCTCGCTGGGCGGCGTTGATGCGGCGGCCAAGTTCGGGAGCCAAGTTGGCGGCCGAACCGACCGGCTTTGTCCCCACACCGAAAACTCCCCCGAGTACCGTGTCGCCACCGATATCGAGGCGTTGTTGAGGGCCGACCAGGGCCTCATCGACCTGCCGCAACCGAGCCGCACCCACACGACTCGCATCAATCTTGCTCTCAAACTGTTTGATCGTGCCACGGTCACCAGCGATACGCCTGAACCGGCTAGCGAGATCCATGCGGATAGCCCCACGGGCATCCGTCCTCGCAATCAGACCGATGTTCTCCATGCCCCGCAACACATTCTGGACATCAACCCCCTGCGCCATGTCCTTGATGTATTTCTGCACAACCTCATGGAAGTCGTTGGAGAAAATCTGCTTGTATTCGTTCTTGCCGAGAACCAGCTCGCCAATCTCGTCCATCTGATCACGGACAGACTTGCCGGTCGCCCCAGGACCAGTCACGTTCTGCAACTGCTCACCCATCCACGTTTGCGAAAACCGTTTAGCGGCCTCCTCCTCACCATGCTGGGCCACCATCTTCGTGTACTGCGACGGCGTGATGTACTCCCTGGCCTGCCACGGCGTCCCCCCGAGACCGCCACGGCCAGCAAACCTGACACCATCACCGCCAAGGATCTCCTTGCCGGCCGACGACAGGTAACGCGCCGCATACAAATCGTCAGCAAACCCCGCCAACGGCGTTCCCGCCAACTGCTCATTCGTCAACCGGCGGGCATCATCCCACCACCCCAACAACTCCTCATGGAACCTGGTGCCCTTAGCACCCAGGCGCCGAAACGAATCAGGCAACTCAGGGTTCAGCAGGCCGTTCACCAATGTGGGCCTGTCAGAAGCCCTCATCAAATCTTCCCCCGAAATACCCAGCTTCTTAGCCTCCTCCACGATCCGCATAGCCCCCGACCCCTCATCGGGAACACCGGCAGCCTTCGCCGCCATCCTGTACCCGATAGGCGGCTTGCCTGGGGCACCCAGCAACTGCCTCTTGAACGTCCCCGCCTTGATCGCCGCATTGTTAGCGACCTCTTCCATGTAGATCCCAGCCAACGCATCATCAGGATTGTCGGACAGTTTCATGGCACGAATCGGCGCACGCGCATTCAACGCATCATCGAAACTCTTAGCGACCTTGCGTTGTGAAGCCAGACGGAACGCGAACCCTGGCAGTGGCGCCACCGCCTTCACCAGCGGTGTCGACCACGGCAACGTAAACGGCAACGTGATCGGCAGGCGCCGACCAAACGCCGCAGCCTCCATGATGTCCCGATGCAACGCCTTCGGAATGCCACCCTTGGTGAGCATGTCCGCCACCGCTGTCTCACCCTTCTTCAACAACTTCATCGAATCGGCGATCTGAGGGGCATACTTTTGAACGTCGAACGCCTTGTCAGGCAGAATGAACGCAGGAACATGCTTGGCTCGCTGCGCTCGGGCAGCCTTGCCCACAGCACCACCAGTGGCGAAACTCAACGGCCTCTCCACGACATGCCGCCCCAACCGGCCCGTCCCAGGAATCGTAAACGTCAACCCCGTTTTGATCCCGATCTCTTCCAAAGCTTTGCCAGCCGACAGAATCGACTTGCTCTTACTGACCCGCGCTGCGGCGGCCGTCAACTCGGCGGCCTTCGCCGGCGTCGCGGCCAGACCTGATGCTTTCGTCAACGCCTTGACGACATCGTCGACCTTGCCCATGGCCTTCAACCCCCGAGGAACAGCCCCGAGGCCAAACGAGGCATAGACAATCGGATCCGTGGCGACATCGAGGGTGAACCCCAACGCCATCTCCTGCCAACTGCCAGGTTCGATGCCGATCTTCTCGGCTATGCCCGTTTCGCGCAGCACCTCGGACATGAGCATGTGGTCGTTGGTCTGCTCCCACCACTCCCTCAGGCTCGCCCCACCCTCACCGAAGGGGTTCTTCCCCTGGGCGAGGGTGCTGACAAAGTCAATGTTTTCCTTGACGGCGGAACGGATCATTGCCGCAGGGAAATCGATAATGTCGATCAGCTTCCCGAACGCCCCCTTGAACCCGCCATCCTCCCGCTCAGGCTTCGCAAACCGTGTAATCGGCGTCCCGCCGATAGTCGGCGTGGTACGCGTCGTGTGCTTGATCGGTTCCGACTGGACAAACGCCCCAGGCGTCACACGCCCAAACGACCCTGGCGTCACCCTGCCGAACGACCCCGCTGTAGGCGAACCACCCTGGATGGCGTCGAGGATGCGTCTGCGGTCTGTCTCCGCCACGACTACTCAGCCCAAGCGGGTGTAAGAATGTCTCCCGTGATAAGCGGGTTCGTGGCCGCAGACGAAGTCAAATACGGAGTACCGAACTCGTCGACGCCGCCCACATCCACATAGAACGAGTTGCCCGCATTGTCGACCATCTCGACCAGATTCACATCAGACCCACCTTCTGGGCGGCCAGGGCCGATCAGATGCTCCTCGATGTACCAATCCCTGTCAACCGGCACATCGACACCATCTATATTGACCATGATGTAATCCTCGGCCAGCCGCTGCGACTCAGCGGCAGCCGCCTCAATCTGAGCGATCTCTGTCGCCGACTCCGCCTGAGCGATAGCAGCCGCTGTCTCCTTCGCAGAAATCGCCGCCTCATGCTCACGCTGCAACTGGCTCTGCTCCCCCGTAAACGCCTGCTGTGCCGACGCCGCCTGAGCAATAATCCGCTGCTCCTGCGCCCGCTCCATGGCCCGCTGGCGGGCCGCCCGCTCCGTCTGCAACGCAGCGTTGTAATCGGAACGGGTGTAAATCCGATTCAGTTCACTCTCAGCGAACAGATCCGTCTTGCGTCCAAACATTGTTTCCTTCGACGCCTGCAACGCAGCCAACTCCTGCAAGTTGATTTCGCCACGCTCCGCAGCACCAGTAATATCAATGTCGGCCTGACGGTCAAAGGTATCCAGATTGGCGATGCCCTTACGTTGGGCGATGCTGTCCTCCAACTCGGCTCGCATAGCGAACAGGTTGTCCTCCAGCGCCCTGCCGGCCGCCGAATAGATCTCACTACCCCGCATCTGCCGGTCAATGGCCTGCGCCGCCGAAGCGTCCCGTAGACGGTTCTGCAACGTCTGCATCGACAGCTCCTGCGACGTGAGCAAAGCCTGCGTTTCCGCACCAGGAGCCGCCGTGTAGGCAGCAGGTTCAATGCCCTGCTCCCTCAATGTCGCCTCCGCAGCCTCCATGCGCTGCTGCATGCCGGCCCGTGCCCCCGAGAAGCGGCCCGCTACCTGCTCGGCCATTGCCTGCTCCTGGCCGACACGGCCAGTTTCCAAACCGGTGATCATCTGAATCAACGCCGCCTCGTCAGAAGCCAACCGGCCCCTGCGGGTTCCCTCGAACTCGTCGAGGCGCGTCGTCCGACGGGCCTCCTCCTCGGTCAACCCGCCCATGATCATGTTGTGCCGCAACGAGGTGCGTTGCGTCTGCAACGCCTCCAACTCGGCACCCACACGCCGCTGTTCCGTCGCCGTGTCACCAATACCGGCAGCCTCCATGGCCGCCAACTCCGAATACTTCTGTATCAGGCCCTGCTCGCGGCTGTTCAACGCCCCGACAGTCTCGTTGTAAGCCCTTGCTGCTTCGTCTGCTCCCTGAACGTAATACTGGTTGGCGGCAGCCTCAGCCTGCGAAGCAGCCTGCTGGCCCTGTTGCAGGATCGATGCAGCGTAATCTTGGGAAGCCTGACCGGCCGCTTCGGCGCCCCGCATCTGAGCGCCGTAGGCGTCCTGCGCCCATGTGCGCTGCGAGTCAAACATCTGCGAATACAAATCTGACAGTCCCCCACCGCCGCCGCCTTGTGCTGCGGCGTAAATCTGGTCGGCTACATCCTGGGCGGTTGCTGGCGCACCGGCGGCACCTACCCCCCCTGGGTATGTACCCGCAACGCCTCCCAGGGCACCGCCTGGGGCACCTGGGGCGCCCCCTCCCTGGGTCATGTCAGCCACGGCTTGTGCCGCTGCTGCATCAGTACCGCCACCCTGGCTCCATGCCGGCTTCGACGGATCAAACAAATAGTCGTAGCCTCGGCCAGCGGCACCGGCCACCGCACCAGGGGCAGTCTCGGTAAGCCAATCGA